TCACTTCACATTTGCTGAAACCATCTTCTCAGGTCTCACGACTTCATCAAACTGTTCAGCCGTCACAAGCCCAAGTTCAATAGCCACTTGTTTGAGGGTCTTATTTTCCTTATAGGCAGTTTTTGCGACTTTGGCAGCATTTTCATAACCAATGACGGGGTTTAAAGCAGTGACAAGCATTAAAGAGTCATGCAGATAATGATCAATTTTTTCACGGTTCGGCTCAATCCCGACGGCGCAATGATCATTAAAGCTATTACAAGCATCGCCCAAGAGTTGAATCGACTGTAATAGGTTGAATGCAATCACAGGCATAAACACATTTAGCTCAAAGTTACCCGAAGCACCTGCCACATTAATGGTGGTGTCATTACCCAACACTTGCGCCACAACCATGGTCATGGCTTCACTTTGAGTTGGATTGACTTTGCCCGGCATAATACTAGAACCCGGTTCATTTTCAGGGATGCGAAGCTCACCTAAACCACAACGTGGACCACTTGCGAGCCAACGAATATCATTGGCGATTTTATTAAAACTCACCGCTAATGTTTTCAAAGCACCCGATGCAAAGACAGCAGCATCACGACCTGCAAGCGCTTCAAACTTATTGGGCGCCGTGACAAAAGGAAGTCCTGTCAGTTTACTCAGCGTTTCAGCCGCTTTAACCGCGTAGTCTGGATGCGCATTTAAACCCGTACCCACAGCCGTTCCACCTAAAGGTAACTCATATAAACCTTCTAACGCTTGATTCAAACGTTTTAAACCATGATCAAGCTGTGAGACATAGCCACTAAATTCCTGACCCAGTGTCAACGGCGTTGCATCTTGTAAATGGGTACGTCCGATTTTCACAATATCGGAAAAGGCTTCAGACTTAGCTTGTAAGGTGTCACGTAATTGTTGAACAGCAGGAATTAATAATTCATTCATTTGCAAACTTGCCGCGACATGGATCGCTGTTGGAAATGAGTCATTGGTCGATTGCGCGCGATTAACATGATCATTCGGATGTACAGGTTTTTGTGAACCCAACGCATTACCGAGCTTTTGATTGGCAATATTGGCAATGACCTCATTACAGTTCATATTACTTTGTGTACCTGAACCCGTTTGCCAAACCACCAAAGGAAATTGACTGTCCCATTTTCCTTCAATCACTTCTTCCGCTGCACCTACAATATACGTGGCAAGCTCATCAGGAATTTGTTTCAGTTCAGCGTTAGTCATTGCAGCAGCTTTTTTTACCAAGCCCATGGCACGAATCATCGGACGTGGTAAGCGCTCCTGACCAATTTTAAAGTTTTGCAAACTACGTTGAGTTTGTGCCCCCCATAGTGCTTCGCTTGGTACTTCTACCTCACCCATGGTGTCATGTTCAATACGTGTTTGCATATGTACCTCTAGATGTTGAATAAATAGATTTCCTTATGTCTTGAGCTTATGTGATTTAATAGATGATGTAAATGATATTCATTATCATTAGTTTCAATCTCGCTTATTGTCCGCGCAAAGTGTTTTGATAAAAGCGCCATTCATCTTCAAGCATTTTTCTTAAGGGCTGGGTCGGCTGCCAATTGAGCTGCGCTTTTGCTTTTTCACTACTCGCACCTAACTGATCAAGCTCCACACCTGAGTAATACAGCGCTTCTTCTGTACGGATACTCACTTGGGTCACTTCTGCCACTTCATCAAGTAATTTTTGAATAGATGTTAATTCACCGGCAATATTAAAGGCTTCACATGCCGATTGTTGTTGGCTTAACCATTGTAAGGTCTTAAAGACTGCATCACAGGCATCTAGGACATGTAAGAAACTGCGTTCTGTGGTTTTATCTGCGGTATTGGCTTGCCGACGCAACTCAATACTGTCACGTTGTAATGCACCAACTTGTAATGCGAGTGGAATAATATTTTTCGGCAATGGCGGTACCCATTCTCCAAGTACGCCATGTTCAAATGCACCCGCGATATTAGAGAGCCTTAAAATCGCAATTTTCCATTCGTTATCCGTATGTGCGGTATCACGAATGATTTCCTCAACCATTTGCTGAGACTTAATATAAGGATTGGGATAAGTGTAGTTAAATTCTTGATCTTCTTGCAGGTCTGTACCTGAATGCCCATACACTGCCAAACTTGATAAATGCACCAAATGTCGCACACCGGTACGCTGCATCGCACGCATAAGACTCATAATACAACTAACATTATCATTGTAATATTCAAGCGGTTTAAGTACGGATTCTTCGAGTGATTTAAAACCTGCTGCATGAATCACCGCTTGAATGGAATGCTGCTCAAAAACTTTATTCAGCGCAGGTGTATTACGGATATCCGTTTTAATAAAAGGCACATACATGCCAGAAATAAATTCAAGTCGTTCGAGTGTCTGTAGGCTTGCATTGGATAAATTATCCACCACAATGACCTCTAATCCTTGTGCCAAAAGACTTAAAGTAATATGTGAACCTAAAAAGCCTAATCCACCGGTCACTAAAATCATTGTTTATCAACTCCGTTTCAAAATCAGTGGTTTATATCTTATTGGTGTTTTTTTGGTGTTTAAACTGACTTATCCACAGACTTTAGAAACGTAAAAACCGGCTTAAAATTTCTTTTGAGCCGGCTAATCTGCTCAATAAGTATAGATCATTTTACAGAGTGAAAAAATAGTGATTGTTGTGCTTGTGAATAGTTAATGTATCTCTTAATAAGCAACCACTTAAAAAGACGATTTTTATTTATCTGAATGGATCTTAATATAAGCATCCACTTTTGCAGCACATTCAGCACCAATCTCTAAACTCTCAACATATCGAGTGAGTAATTCACCCATGGTGTTGTCTTTGAGTGGCTGATACTCATCACAGGGCTTAAGGAGGCTTGCGGGTATTTGCGGCAATGCGGGCACGTTCCGCGATTGACATGCCTGCGTCATCAAGCTTGCAATCACGATAGATAATGTTAGTAGTGACTTTTTGAGTTTCATGTTTTATATCTCGAAATTCAACTTTGATGTTATTGCGCTCAGCTTCCAGTTCATTCTCAACAATGAATACTTTGGCTCGCCATGCGTCAATTGTAGATTGATATGCACTATTTACTTTGTTGATGCGTTCAACACAGGCAGCATCTGCGCTGTTAAATTTGGCTTTCCAATGTGAAGCTCGCCATGTCTGCACACCAAAGCCAATAAGTGCAAGTAATAAAAAAGCCGTCAATACAATGATGACGGCTTCATAAAATTTAGCGATGAATGTTTTAATCATAGCGCCACCCGCTGTGAGATCCATCCAAAGAAAAATTGCTCTTGGCTTGGGTTGCGTTCAGTGATTTCGATATAGCGATTACCCTGCATGATATTCAAGACTTTCCACAATGTCTTTTCACCCTCTTTACCACGCTTAGATAAAAAGGTTTTTAATGCATTTAGGGTTGCTGGGCCATATACACCATCGACTGCTAAATCAGACCAGCCACCTTTGCCTTGGTTGTTGAGTAAATTCAAGGCACGCTGCAAGGTGGGTTTAGCAAAACCAACACCACAGTTCACACCAGTATCTAGTAATTCTTCAGCAATCAATGGGCTAATATTATTTACTTGGTCAAAACGTGGCTGAATCCAATATTGCTTTCGATAAATATCACGCGCTAAAGATTCGGGCAGGTCTTTCATATTGCCTTTATAGCCATTTACCCGAGCTACTGATTCAGTAATACCGTATTTGGTAGCGCCACCACGGTCAGCTGCAATATTTACATAACCGCCTTCGCGCTTGATTAAGTCGTTAAGAAATTGCTCAATATTCACTTTTTCCATTCCTCTTTAAATTCACGCAAAATATCTAAAATTGTTCGACCTTCACGTTGTTCAATTAAATTAAACACCCAACGCACAACGGCCCAACCCGGCAAACCACAAGCAAAGAAAAACCCACCAAGGGCAATCATCCCCCAAATATCAGTAACCCATTGATGTAATGAAAATTTCACAATAATGAAAGCCCCACCTGCCAAACTAGAAACGATCGTGCAGATCAAGCCAGTAACCCATTCTTGCGGTGATCGCGGCAGACGCATCATGAGAACAACTGTTGCGACCATTAATATCGCCAACGATGTGACAATAAACATCCCATAAAATTTTAAAAATGCAGCAACACTACTAGAGACCGGCTCCATTTACTTCCCCTAAATTTTGGCAATAAAAAACCTGATCTAATTAAAGATCAGGTTTGATGTGGGTTTGCTGGTTAATTACTTGAGTTATTCAATATTTGTTCAATTTTATCAATACGTCTACGCTGATAAGTCATTTCTACAGCCAAGCATTCTTCCATGCGTAGCATATAGATTTCGCCTGCTCCTTTCTTTTTTAGAACTCCCTTTATTGTCTTATGATGGTTCGCTTCATTAACAAACATATGTCTTGTAATGCGCACCGAACCCGATATAAGTTTTCCTTATAATAGCACTTTTGAATGAAAATAATAAAAGCCCCGAAGGGCTTTTATTAAGAAGGTGTGATGGTTGTGATTTATACTATATCCATTCCATCTCTATATATTGCTCAACTTCGTCCACTTTAGCTACATAAACCCTTTTCGCGGTTGTGTTGTAATCTATATCTATTCCCGCAGCGCCCGAAGTTCCAAACACGATCTCAGCATAACCGTAAGTGTTGAGATTGTCGTTTAATAACATCCCTGCTGTTCTGTTTGACCATGTACAAGCTATAGCTCTAGTCGGTGTTGCTGGGTATGATGAATAAGCTGAGAATTCAACCTTCTTACTAATATTTAAGTTCTGGGATGTTCGGAATGGGTTTTTAGCTTGAAAGTTAATCTTCAATACACTTTTTACAACATCAGAAGTCTTGTTTCCAATCATTGTGAAATAAGTTTCAGGGTATGATTTACTTAGTGATGTGTCATACCTTATAACCTCAATTTTTGGCAGGCTCACTGCGTAATTGTTATACTTAATTTCAATTTTACCATTTGCTCCACCTCCAGAGTAGCCACCAATGTTGGCAAAAATATCCTGAATGTTAGCTTCTGATTTGAAAGTATTGTGATGTATATTCCATCCAGACGGATTTGCGTAACCATCGCGTCCTTCGATATAGACATGATAATCAGATGCACCATCGAATGTGTTTCCAGTGACCTCCCCTGAATGAACACCCCTAGACCCAAGATTTCGTCTTAAATTTCCGATCATCGTGTTGTTAGTTATAATGTTGTTATCATTACCACCACTGAACAAGCACCCGATTCTCAAGTTGTAGCAAAGGTTATTATCATCAATAGTAACGGGGTTGTTATACCCAGCGAGCGGGGATATAAATAAGCCATCTGCACCATTCCGCAAGCAAGTATTTTTTCTAAAGAATGATGGTGCTAATGTCGCGTTGGAATCAATGCCGTTGTTGCTGTTTTCATCAGCAAAGCACCCTTCTATATCTGCAATATATGTGCGGCCAGCACCCATGCCTAAGTACCCACATCGGTGTGTTTCACAACTACGTGCGTGGAATATTGTATTTGTTGTTGGGTCTACCGCAATTCTGTTGTAAATACCAAACCAACCACAATCATTTGCGGCTACTCGATTTAAGTAAATATCAAACTCATCCTCGCGATGCCCCCCAATCTGTAATCCGTTTCGTCCTGCGTTGTTTACAGTAACGTACTGACCCACAGGATTTGCTGTACTTGAACCCTCAAGAATATCAGCATACACCCCATCAGAACTAACCATAGTCAACACATTCCCCGATACAGAAGCAATCTTAACTCGGCAGTCAGATATCCAGATATACTGACCCACAGAAAAGATACTTGCGTCCGCAACAGTTTGTGTTTTTGAGTTCCCGTCAGCAGCAACAGTTAAAACACTTCTTACCAGATTTCCGTTGGCTGAGAAGTCACAATCTTGAGCTATAAGCAATGATTTAGAACTTGATGAGATAGACCCTTTTAGGATCATTGCTCCGTAACCTTTAAAACCATTCGCAAGAACTTTATCCAAATATATTGAATTGCTAGATTGATTAATCACAAAATCTACACCGTCGCCTGTATTTCCAGATGTTGGTACGATTTTAATGTTTTTAAAATTAGCACATTCCAGTGTAACTTTACTTGACACTGCATAAGTCAGACCTTGACCATCCAAAACAAGTCCGTTTTCAGTCGCAAAAACATCAGCATCAATTAGAGCTTGCTTGTCGTCAGTTACACCATCACCCGATGCGCCGAAGTCTTTTGGATATACAGCCACATGTTCTGCTAATTTAAGTGTAGCCTGATTTAACTCATCATTGACTTGCTGCTGATTTTTTCCGCTTGCGTCAACAACAAAGTTCGCAGACCAACCCTTGTTTTTAAAATCCACAAGAATAAAGGCGCCATTTCTATTTTTAATCACAACAGAATGTTGTGCTGTTTTTAAATAAACCTTGGTCGGGCTGCCGTTGCGTACTGGATAACCATTGCGCGTGCGAATTGGTTGTGCTGCGGGAACTGTAAAATCCGCATCCCAAAACACCTCCACTGGAAACAACTCAGGGTCTTTTCCGTATTCCCCAAAAAACAAGAAACCCGCATCGAGCGGGCTTCCATCAATATCAGCAATGGCTGTGTAGGGTGCTAAAAACATGGTCATAACTTAACTCCGTGGGTTTAATGCGTCTTCTACACGCTTGCGAATTTTCCGATCTTTAATGTGTTTGGTTGAGAGGCGTAATGCACTTGCGACTGGTGCTGGGAATCCAGACATGCCCGACAAAACCAAATCCATTGCTGCTGATAGTGTTGCAGCCGTATTGCTGTGATTGATCGCTGCTGAAGCTGGAACAGTAAAGATTGTTTTGGATACTTCATTCAAGGCCCGTAACTTATCAGCGCCTTGTTTGCCAAAAATGAAATCAAGCTTGTCATCAAGTTTGCGAATTTGAGCATTAAGTGCAGCTGGACTAATCATCTGGTTGCCTTGACCGTCTGGTGCAACACCTTTGGTGGCTTCATCTTTAATGTTTTGAAGCACAGCGGCTTGGATTTCACTCCAAGATTGTTTTCCTTCTGGCCCGGATGTCATGATGGTTCGCTTGGCTTGTCGAAGGTCATCTAAAGAGCCGCTGTAAATGACTCGATCTACAACTTTTTCATAAGCAACTTTGCGGTCATCGGTGCCTTTTTTATTTCCGGTTAAATCTTTGATGATGGTGTGATTTTCCCACTTATCACCAAAGCGTTTACGTTCTGCCCGGGCAGCCTTGTATAGTGTCCCCGCATACGGTTCTACGTGAGCATCAATGAAACCTTTTAAGATGGTCGCCTGACGAATGTTTGGCGCCTCCTGATTCACGTTTCCGTTAATCTCAGAGCGCCATTTTTCAAGCTGTTTGATTGTGGGGTTTCCGGGTATTAAGCTGCCATCGTCCGCCTTTTGAGCAATCCCAAGTGATACTGCAGTACGCTTGGCTGCTGTAATGATTGGTGTGGTTGGTAATTCAGGCTGTGAATTCAGGTAATCAATGATAGATATCTCACCATCCTCAAGCACGCTGACTGGCTGCGTCACATCAACTGGCGTAGCAGCTTCATCCGAATCATCCGCTTTTTTATAAGCAACACGCACCCGATTTTTATCAGCCTGCATTTGCTTCTGTAGAGCACCATCAACCATTAAACCAACATCACGCGCATTACCGCCTGTCTGACTGCCTGTCTGATCAATGAAAGCATCAAAGTTCTGCTGAACCGCTTGATGTTGTTGCTCATAACGCTGGCGAAGTGGTGCACCAGCATCCGGGTCTTTTGCAGTTTCAACTTCAAATTTTAACTGTGCAGGGTCTCGGCTAATCTGCCCTCTGGTGAGTTCAGGTGTTACCGGTAAATCTTGAGCCAGTGCTTGGCGAACAGTTGCTTGATCCACTTGGGCGGCACCTATGCTTGCAGGCGCTGGACCAGTATTTGTGGTATCGCGATTAAAAGCATTTTTAGCCGCCTCCGTCACCGTTGCGACTGGCCGTTTTGCTTGCTCCACCACTTGAGCGACAACCGGTTTGGCTGCCTGAACAACATCTCTTGCTGCTGTGGTTGCCACTGGCACAGATGCACGCCCTAACGTTGCAGTAGCAGTACCAACACCACCACCCAAGACAGGCGGCAAGGTATCAAGACCAGTATCTTCAATAAACTCACCCACTGCACCTACAACACGTTGTCCGGCTGCTGTGTTTGGCTCATAAGTCAAAGCATTAGCAAACTGACCTGCACGATTTACAGCATTTTGAGCGCCTTGTTGTGTACCAAATGTGCCATCAACGACAGATTCAGCAATACCGTGCAAACCGCCTGCAGCCTGACCAATAGCGCCACCAACCGCACCAGTTGCCAGAGTTGCACCAGCCTCAAGGCCACCGATGATTTTATCCATTGTGCTCAATGGTGCTTGTTGTGGTTTTGGTTGCTGTGGCTGATCCTCTCGAATCACACCATTTTCATCAAAATCAGGCAATCCGGCTGGTGCTGCCTGGCGTTCTGGATTCTGTTGATCAAAGGCAGCCAATAGGCTATTCACACGATTTTGCTTTTGCTGTGGATTAATTTGATTTTTGGTTGTGCTGGCCTTGGCTTGCTTGTCATAAGCAGTCACAAGTTGGTTGATTCGGTTTTGTGCTGGCTTGCGGTTTGGTGGCTTGATTTCCCCAACCATGGCTTTAGTTTCATTCCACGTTTTAGGGTTGCCGCCTAATTGTCTGTAAAAATCATCCCGATTCTTGTGTCCAGATTTGTACTCTGGATCGTTGTAGCGCCAGCGGATAAAGTTTGTGCCTAGAACCTTTGTTGCAGTATCGTAATCAACATCTGGATTAGACAAGAAGGTTTTCTTTGTTGCTGCGTATTTAGGCTTTGTGTTGATCTCATGAACAGCGTATTTTGCCATTTCATCAAGTGCAGCCTGACTTTGCTTAATCTTGCCATCCGCATACAAGCCCTTTGATTTAAGCCTTGCAAGCAATGGTGCTTCACGACCATTCTGCCAAGACAGCAAGCCAACATTTGTTTTTTTATTACTGTCGTCGGTGTGAGCGCCAAACACAACACTTGGATCAAATGAGTTTTCACGCCCCACTTCCGCAGTGATGATGCGGGCCTGATTTTTGCTTAGTCCAGCCTTTTCAAAAGCCTTCATCACACTTTGTTGTAAAGACATAACTTTTCCTTAGGCAAATAAAAAACCACCCGAAGGTGGTATGTGTTTAACTTGGTTGATTCTTTTAGGGCTTATAATCCCAGAGTGTGCCATGCTCACCGCAATTTCTTTCAATGGCGTTCATTGTGGTTTCTGTGCTATAAGCACCTTTTCGCCATTCATTCACAGCAACCTGAATGTACGCTCTGCAATTAACTGGCAGCCCTAATTCATCGCCATAAATTGGCTTGCTATTTGGATCCTTTGCGCAAGCACTTAGACCTAAAACAATAGCTAAAATTAAATATTTCATCCTGATATCTTATCCCTCTCAAGGTCACTCACTCTTTCATTAAGCTTATTGATTTGGTGTTGTTGCGCATTAATCCTCTCCTCTAAAATCAGAATAGATTTATTAAAGGTCTTTTCTTGCTTTATTATTAAGTATGCGAGAACAGCAAATGCAAAAATAACCAACCACATCACATAGCCCTCTAGATCCGACAGCCCTTGCTTTCAATAGCATGCCTAACAGCTTCTTTTTCACCCTTAACATTAGCAAGCTCGGATGCCTCAACCCCATCACCCTGACCATAACCCCACCATGCGGCTTGCACTTTGCTGGTTTTAATCCTCTGCTCTTGAGCTATTACAAGTTGATTTTCTCTTCTTGCTAAGGAGTTAATTTCAGTTGCTAACTGGTCACAAGAAAAACCCTCATAGCGCAAGCCAGATGTATATGACCCAGTAATTTGTGATGGTTGAGTTGGCATATTCATGCAGCCGACAAGAGATAAAACAAACCCAGATAGAATAATATTTTTCATGTGATAACCCTCTTTATTGTTAAAGAAAGGTTATCACAGAATAATCACTCAATCCCTAGTTGATTCGCTACTTGCTGCATCTCTGCAGGCGATACACCGCGAGCTTTTGCAGCAGCGACTACTTCAGCAGAATAACCCTTGCCCTTGGTGGCATAAATCTGGGCATTTTTATTCGATACTTTTGCCACGCCTGACGCCGCTCTACCAAGTGCAGACAACTGACGCTGAAACTCTCCAACATCCTGATTTGGGTTTAGGTTACCAAGTGCAACGGTTACTTTGGATCCTTCCATTTCCGTCATAGCACCCAAGCCTTTCAAGCTTTCAGCCCCAATTAAGAATGCACGGGATTTTAAAGTCTCAACCTTTTGAGCAAAATTATATTCATCTGTGCCAGGTGTGTTCCTCATGGCACGATTCCAATAACCACCAATGTATTTACTTAAATTGGGGTCATTGGCAAGCTCTGCTGCTAGTTTTGCGGTTTCTGCTGCATTTGTTGATGCACTTGCGAACTTATTAACCTTTTCCAGTCGTTCCATGCGCTGCTCAGGTTTTTCTTTGACATTAAATACAGTCTGGGCAATCTTTCGCTCTTCCTGATTTAAGTTTTCATAGAACTGCTGCTGATCTTGATCAAGCTTCGCATAGAATTGATCATTACCGAGCTGCATCTTTTGCTGCTCAAGAACACGACCTGTTTGGCGATCCTCAACTTGCGATTCAAGGTTGTCAATCTCAGCCTGTGTCTTGTCCCCATACCAAAGATTTTCAGTTTCAGTTTTCTCGGTTTCAGCCTTGGTCTTCCCGGTCTGCGCTTTCTTAAGGTTGATTTCCTCTGGCAGCATCTGGTTTTCACCTAATGCGCCCAACACATCCTTGAACTGCGATGGTGTGGTTGATGCCAGCGTTAGGCCTGATATTGTTAAAAGCCCATCAGGATCTGTTTCTGCCATTGCTGCTAGTGTTCGCATTTGATCGGCAGTGGTTTTATCTCCTGCATTCTCATAACCCAAAGCTTCAGTTTCAAGAATGGATTTTGCAACGCTTGGTTGCCCACCAGATAAAGCTGCATAGATGCGCGATGTAGTCTTAAATGTAGCTTGTTGTTTACCAGAATCCAAAACATCGTAGCCACGCTTAAAGTCTTCAGCTAAAGATGGAAACCGCGCCATGATGGTTGCATAGTCTTCATGGGTTTTGTTTGGCTTGGATGCAAAAGTGGATAGCTCCTGCTGCATCTGCTCTTTTTGCAATGCTTCTTTTTGTGCGAGCTCTTTCGCCTGCACAAATTGCCCGATTTGCATGCCTTGAGTGAGACCAGTCATAGCAGTCTGGACAGGGTTTTGCACATCAAGCATATAATTAATTGGCTGTACCATAATTAAAACATCCCCATCATTTTCATGCCGCCAACCTGACCAATTGCACCTGTCAGACCATTCCACATGTTTGCGCTAGCTTGGCCGCTTGCTAAAGCCGCACCCGCCTGTGCAGCGCCAGACTGCTGATAAAGGTTTGAAATATTGCTTGCAGCCTGCATGCCTGCGTTACCGGTTCCGGCTGCCGCGTTCTGACCAAGCGATGTCATACCTGCCAAGTTTTGATAACGCTGATTAATTAACTGATTAAGCAGTTGCGGTCTGAATTGCGCCAATGCTGCTTGGGTATTGCCGCCACGCAAGCCGCCGGTAGCAGATGCGTTTTGCAGAATGGCATTTTCACCTTGTTGCAGGTAAGTTTGCATCTCTGCACTATTGTTTATATTTCCGATAGCTGCTTGCTGTTTGGCTACACCATTGATACCCATTAGATCCTGCTGACCAGATAAGCCGCTGAGACCAGCATCCGCATAAGGTTTTAAAAGTTTTTGAACCGCATCAAACTGTCGACGCTGCTCCTCCACTCCCATTTCAGATGATTCGATCTGAGCATTGGCTGCTGAGTTCGCTGCTTTTTTCTGTGCTCGGCTGGACATTACGCCGCCTACAACTGCACTACCAACTACCGCTGCTGCAACTGGCATAAGTATTCTCCTTTGGTTAGGCCTACCAATGTTTGGTCAAGCAATTCACCGTTTTTCAAGAATGATTGAGTCAAAACACCTTCTTTTTTGAATCCAAGTCGAAGTGCATAAAACAAGGCTTTTTTATTGGTCGAAGGTGTATAAGAAATTGCTTTTTGATAATTACTAAATAGGTAATTAAGCAGTAATTGCCCTGCTTGAAATGCTTCTTTGCCGCGCAGCAACAAGCATGTATGAATTTCTGCTGTCACTGCATTTTGAGGAACAAGCATGAATAGACCTTTGATTTCTTCATCTTGGTAGATCCCAAGACATTCAAAGGCGTGTGGTAATTTCTGTAATTCGTGATTCTTGGATGCATCGTCCGAAATATCATCATTGACTGCAGCATCCAAAATCACGCGATTAATCACATCAATATCACTTAGAGGCCGTAATGTAATCATGTGACCTCTCGCCCTGATGCTCGAATAGTGAGTGAAGCAGCCGCACTGGCAATCATGCTAATCGCATCGCCTGCCTCCAACACATGCCCGACCAATTCAGGACAAACATAAGTTTCATCAGCCGCAACAGCCTTGCCTTTAATGATTGCATTGGCGTCATCTACAGCACCACCTGATGGCACCAGATTACAACTAAACGTCACTGCTGCCCCTGTGGTATTTGTTACAGTCACCTTATCAATCATGGTTTTAACTGATGCAATATGTTGATTGGTTTGAACATCTTCCAGTCGCTTTGATGGAATAATATTTTTTACTTTGACAGCCATTAGATCAGCTCCAATGAGTTAGTTTCTTGATATTGAATTTGAGTAGGTTCGATGTGGTCTGGTGTGACATGCTCATAACGTGGCGTTAGATCGTCATGTTGGCAGTTGCACTGATGCACTGGCTCCATTGCCTTAACTTCTGCTAAAGCTTCAACTGCATAAAGTAATGCCATTGCCAAGGCTGCTTGAGCGGTTGCACTTTCAGCTAATGATTGAACATCATCAAGGTTTTGTTGCTGATTATTAAATTCACCAGGTAGAATTTCAAAAACTTGCTCAAAAGCTTTTAGGGTCCTTGGGTCTTTAAAAATCTTGGCAAGCTCTTCCCGACTTGGTTTTTTAGGTCTAACTAGCATTTAAACCCCCAGTGGCTCCACTTTTGCTTCTAGGCGTGCAATGGATAGTCGCGCTGCTGATGTGCCTGTAAATCGCTGTATGCGCCAGTTTTGCATATAGCCTTGTTGGAACCATACAAGACGCTTTGTGCGCTCTCCACGCTTGCCAGCGCTGATAAACTTCGGCATAGACCATTCAATACCATCAACTGAATACTGCGTGTAAATACGGGTTTCTTTATTGAAGGCATTACGACCAGTTAGAGCCACCAATTCAAGTTGATGAAAGATTGCACCGCTGGACTCGTTATAAACAATCGCCGTGCCAAACTGCCACTCGACAACCTCACCCCAATGCTCACCAGACTGATCCGTGAGCACACCAAGCTTTGCTTCTGCTGTGTGACCAACAAACCATCTGTTATGGGCATGCGTCATGTTTCGAGCTTTATAGCCGCCACCACTATTTAAAATAAACCAAGTTGGCTGGCCAGTTGTTTGCGATGCAACTGAATCATAAACCAAAGTTTGATCTGGTAGATGGATGTATAACCACGAATGCCCATCAATCTGACGCGATTCCACCAGACATTTAGTTAATTGGCTTTCTGTGTAGTTTGAAAGAATCTGCTCAACTTCACGTGTTGCAATCTTTTGCGCAGAACCAGCAGATGAAATATAAACCGTGATAGCTTCATTTCGCCCACCACCAAGCATAGCGATTGCATCCATGTAAACACATGCAGTATTTTTGCTCAGCGCGCCTTTAGTGGTTTGAGCACCATCAATGCGCTGGAATGGAAAAAACTCACCACCGACGTTATCAAACACCTCAATCGTGTGACGGTTCAGTACATAGACTTCATTACGAAGTTTAATTAGACCAACAATTGGATCGGGATCGACTTCTGAGGAACCATATTTAAGCGGATTCACTTCAAATGGGTTATTGAGCTCAGTGATCACAATATTGTCGCTATCGCTTGTCATGAAATAACCATCTACCCAGATCACATCATGCACAGCGCCCAGATTGGAATCAGTGACTTGCTTGAGTGTGCCGTTGTATAAGTACAAGGCATCTCCTGCATTAATAGCTAAATAATCAAATGAGTAGTCAAATGAGCACAGTCCACCTGATTGCACGCTACCAATTTCTATAACCTGACCAGATGCTGAGATTTTTACAAACTTAGTGCCGCAAACTCGATAGTGCTCGCCACGCCAAACAATGCCACCACGATCTACACCAGGCAGATCAGCAACATGATTAATACCCTCGGCTGGTCTTAAATATCCTGCTGAAATCCCCTGTCCTTTTGGAACTGGAATCAGATTCACCGGATAGGCTGTGCGAAAATCAGAGTTATTGTCAGTGTAGATTCCATCCAAAATAGGGATTTGCATATTTACCCCACTCGATACCAAGTATTTGAAAGCTTGTCGTACTTCAGTTTAAAGAAACCATTTGCTGCCAAGGCATTAGGCGCACCAATGACAAGTGCATTGTTTCCATCGACAGAGAAGTTATCCACTTGCTGAGCACAAGCAACCAGTAAGACCTGCCCATCTGCAACATCGTAACGCTCAGGCATCTTGATTGATCCGGTCGTAATGCTTACAGATGGATTGAGGATCAAGTACGTGCCAACTTCATGATTTTCTATATCCAGCGTAAAATCTGCATTTGGGTTGAAGTGCTGAATATTGATTGGCGGGTAATCAACTTTCTTAATGCCTTCCTGAATTTTTTCAACCAGCAAATCAACCGGTACACCACGAAAATCTTGATTGTTTGCACTCCAGAGCACAACTGAATCATTTGGACCAATGCGATCCGTAATATTTAATCGTTTATTCATTGGAAAAACTCACTGATGTATCTGGTGCAAAAACGGTTTTGGTGCATGTCTTTTCGATAAATGGGTGACATGTTGATTTGTGTCCAGCGCCACGCGGTAACGATGGATCAAGCTGCACACGCGGTGGATTGCTCAGCATTGCCAATTGAATGGTTTCAAAAGCGTCTTTAGCCATAGCCTTGGTTTCGACTGGAACCACCTTTCCGAATGCGCCAGCCAATCGGATTGCTAAATTCAGAACAATCGCCTCAACCGCATAATCCGGGATAAAGGTTTCCTGATCCAAGTCACCACTATTGGCATCACCTGACAATGGGTAGCCAAAACGAATGTCTTTGCTATCCCATAGCGCCATCATTGAATCGAGCTTGCGTTTAGCGCTTTCAACCTGCTCTGGCTGCATATCAAACACATAAGATGCAAGTCCTAGTTCCTCAAGTGCCTGCTCAACAATTTGTCTTTTAGTCCAGGACATAGCTACTCCTTACTTTCGTCATACATATCAAAAAGATCTTGAGCAATACGTTGAACCGAATACGCCTCAAACTCGGAGCCAGGGTTTTCCTCCCCCATCTTTTTGCGCAACTCTTGCCAAATATGCTGCGCTTCGTGCAACAAAAGACCATGAACCGCATTAAGAGACCAGTGTTCTTGATTGCCAATTTGGACAATGGCTGAATCATCGTCAAAGAAATTCACCCTTGCTGATGCACCGCCATCTAGAAAAACAATTTTCTTTTTTTTATCAATGCATTTTAAGGCAATATTCATTTGCTTTTGATTTTTAACAAGCGTATAGCGCATATGCTGAAATGGGGTTTCATACCATTTCGCTACATCTTTATTTTTAGCCATACCTACCCTCATCAAATGTTATTTTTTGGGAGCTTGAGACTCATGATCCAGCACCAACTGCGCTAATTCAGGCTTTCCGGCATTGGCTTTGTATTTGATTTCAGCACCATCAAGAATGGCTTTAAGCTCATCCGCTGGCTTGTCTTCCAATTCCTTAAATCGGATCTGCTTGCGTAGCTTTTGGTTTTCTTTTAAGGCTTCAACCAGTTCTTCTTTGAGCTTGGTGTTTTCTTCAGTTAGCGCATCAAACTGCTCTACCGATACGAATGCAGATGAATCAATTCCAGAAACTGAACCACCAGTAACTGGTTCACGTTCAGGCAAGTCGATGTAATCAACCCATCCGCTATCACGCAATACCTGCTCTTCGATATCGTCGTGAGCGGTAGAGTTTTCAAAGTTTTTCTGGTCGCCCTTGTAGAGCATTTTTGGATAATCGGACATTTTCACTACTCCAAAAATGACGACGCCCGCATATAGCGGGCATTTGTCGTCATGTTTTTTATTAGGTTTGATTGAACAACTGAACGCCAGCCATTTCTGGGTTGAGCAGTGCAGTACCGAAGTCAATATCCCAACGCGCTTTACATGAAAGGTCGTTGATGTTGCCTTGGCGGGTGTATGTGATACCGATACCAAGATCAGTAGTCGCACGCATTACCTGCCAGCCGTCGTCCGCTTCAACAGCAAAAGTACCCGGAATCAAGATCAGGCTTTCTTTGCGGAAGAATGGGTTAAGTGGTGCAGCAACAGTATTCAACCAAGTCAATGCTGCGCCAGTCGCCGGGGCATTGGTCACGTTCGCATATTCTTTTGAAGCGATAGAGCCCTCAGTTGGGTCGATAATCGCAGGATAAATACGAAGTGTGTTTGCTGCCGGCTTGTCCACCACACGGAAGGTTTTAAGCGATCCGGTGTCTTGCTTGGTGATCAAGTGAACCTCATTCACGCCCGCAATAGTGAAAGCATCGCCAACTTGAATGTCGGCATAGCCAACTGCAGTTACAACCAGATCTGTATAACGATTGTCTTTGTTTTCTTCGAGACCTGCTGAAGTTGTGGTTGCGGCCGGAATGGTGCGCTGGTTTGCACCATTCACAGTTGTAGCACCACCAGCTGCCGCAGTTAAACGAACTTCCTGATCGTTTTTAAACACTTCAAAACCAGCCACATCATGACGAATCATGGCTTTTTCATAAGCATTTTTAGAGCGCGCAGTATCTTCAGAGCGGCTCGCTAAATTACCCGCCATTGCATTCATAGCTGAAGGTGAATAGAACGCCATACGACCATCAGCAGGAACGCCAATACGCGTCATGCGAGTATCAATGTCAGCAACATCATCATAACCGGTTGCTGCACCGGTACGCTTTGACACGATAGAGCCAAACAGCGCTGCAGTACGGAACAATGCGGTATTCACATCAGAGGCAAGCTTTTGTTTTGCTGCTTTACCAAATTGATCCATCGCATAAGCATTACGCAGGTTTTTAGAGGAAAGGGTTTTAGGTACTGATTTGTGATAACCAATTGATGCCGGAACGTTTAACTGAGTCAGTCCGTCAAAATTGGCAGTCTGGTCGAAACCATCGTAAGACGCACCGATCATTGGTGCAGGGATCCAGAACTTATCACGCGCATTCACCGCTTCTTGAGCAGTCATTGGGTCGTAAAGTTCAGCCCCTTTTGCAATAACAAGTAGGTCTTCAAAACCTTCGATCACATCATCAAACATGACCTGTTCTTGTTTAGTAAAGCTTGTAGCCATAAGTATTCACCTTATTTCTGTAGAGATTTTTTGTACTTAATTAGTTCAGTGCGATCGCCGGTTTTCGCTGCTTTCGCTTCGAGTTGCGCTAACTTCTGGTCTACTGCACCAGCCAATCCAGCCGAGCCACTAGGTTTGCGCTCCGGCTGAGTTGATGGCTTACGTGTTTGAATTTTCATTTGAGAATCCAGTTTGGCAGCAGCAAAAGCAAATTGAATTGGATCTGTAATCTCAGCCAGTTCTTTTGCTTTATTTGGATGTTTGCCCAGGTGATACATGATCAACTCGGGGTTTTCCGCTGCATGAATTAAAATGCCCTGCTGTGTCGGGGTGAGCTTGTCTTTTGCGGCCTCTTCTACTTCCTCAAAGTCACGGACTTTGGCTGCCACAGTTTGACGACGCTCCTCATAGCTTTGCATTTTGCTTTGCCAAGTTTGTTGTGCCTTCTCTTCTTCAGCACGCTTTACTGCCTGCTGCTGTTCAACTTGGCGTTTGCGCTCATGCCATTGTTCAACTGCGCTTTCAAATTGATCTTCGTCATAATCAAAGTCGGAAAGTTTTGGTTTGGCCCCAACTTCAATTGGTTTTTCAGTTGGTTTAGCCTGTTGCACCTGAGCCTCTAGCTCTTTGATGCGTTTTCGTGCTTCCCGCTCTTTTTTGCGAAGTTCTTTTACCCATGTTGGTGCTGGCTTGCCGCTAAAATCATCCTCATCGGATGGTTCCGGTTCTTCATCACCTACCGTAATGACAAACTCTTCATCATCCGACGTCTCATCATCTGATTGGCTTGTTTCATCGTCTTGGGTTTCTTTCTGAATTTTCCTGACTTTCATCTCCCTGATTGTCTTCAATCGGGTCGATGTTGTCTTCTTCATCCAGTTCTGTGCGCAGGTCTTCAATTGACATATTGCATTTCCTCGTTCTGTGTAGGCTGAACGGTTGCCTGTTGTGGTTGCGTACCTAGCTGGCCGATTGCTTCAAGCACTGCTTGTCGCTCATCCATATCTAGGCGTGTCATTAAATCGATTGCTTTGGCTTTGGTTTCTTCTGCTCTTGCTATCGCAAGTTCAGTGTCTGCCTGCGCCTTGATTGCGAGTGATTTATTCTTTTCAGCTTCGGATTGCAGATACAGCGTATTTGCATCAGGCTGTTGATTTTGGGCTTCTTGTGCGAGTTGCTGAGCTTCTTCTTTAGTTGGCTCTACAACACCCAATCGCAACAGTTTCTTGCGGTAATACTCACGGACCTCATTAACACCCTCGCCTTCCATATTCATCATGATCATGGAGCCGAGCACTTGCTGGTCCATTGGATCACCCATGAGTGGCAGCATGTTTGTCAATGAGCGCACAGTGGCAGATCGCTTGCTGGATGATGTCGGGCCAATATCAATCGCAACATCAAACCTAGCTTTGGTTAAATCGTTTGCACGCTCAACTTCACCAGATGCTTCGTTATAAATTGGCTTAAACAATTCAATTGAGTCGACCTCTTCTTGATTACCAACCACCTTCATCTTTCGGCCATCTTCGACATACAACTCAGATGCCATAGACAACCAGATTTCACCAGAGCGACGCACGCCTTTAGCGAAGTTTGAAATGTAGATGAAAGACTGCATGTCTAAACGGTTTTGAATCAGCTCGACCGCAACACCACTCATATTGGATTGCATCTCGTCGCCAGAATCTTGATTACCCAGAATGTCTGATAAATCCTGCTCGGTAACCTGAAGTAAAGCGCCCATTGCTGGCGGGATATTTGGCGGCTTGGTGTATGCAACCGGCCCTTGTGCTACTACATTACCCATTGCGTCTTTAAGCGGGTGTGCAAGCAAATACGGGAAGTTCTCAATGTTGTCTTGAGCCCACATATGTTGAACACCAGCAACCTGCTCCGGTGCAAGAATAGGCTTCTCAACACTGGACATGGCGCTAAGCTCACCAAGCTTAGACAACTGCATGTTCTTCAGTCGCTGAGCATCTTTACAGAGCCGGACATGGCCCATGCAGCGCTCCATATTATCGATGTACCAGCGCTTGCCATAGACAGGCACAATGGGGATGTGTCGACCAGCGATAAAGCCATAATCTTCAAGAACACGACCGCCAGACATAAGAATCTTGCGAATGCGCTTGCGTTCAATGGTGCGAGATCGAACCTCTTGAGCGCCTGTTGCTTCCAGCTCCTCAAGAATGCTTGGATCACTATCAAGTTTTTCTTTGCTATGGCGCTCTTCAGATCCATCAATGAGTCGGTATGTGAAAACCTTCTCTTTAACTTTCTCAACACGGTAATACTCAGCAACATAAACCGAGTCGGTTGTGGACCAATCAAACTGACTGGCCGTGATGTCTTTATTCCAGGATGCTGGATGCTCACCGTATTCTTCTTCATAGGCATCACAGGTCATTGCAGTTAAAACAAAGCAATAACGTGCATCAGCTTTATCTTGGCGCTTCGAATCTGGGTCAAAGAACACGCATGAGTCGGCATCAAAGATTGGTTCAATCCTGATTCGCTGTTGCTCATTTTCTTCATCATCCTCATCTTCATACGTCGCACGAAGACGCCACGCACCAAAGCCACCGCCGACAGCTTCCTCAAACGCATTGTCATACGCTTCTTCTGCTGACGAATCCTGCTCATCTGCCCGGTAAAGCTTTGCACAGGTATCAGCCAGATCATCGCTTGCTGAACCATCTTTGCTAATGAAGTTCACACCAATGCGGTTATTTCGATACTCATTGATAATGCGAATAACAGCCAAGTGAATCTTGTTGACTTCAAATTTAGGCTTATTTTCAAACTGCTCGCCGAGCTTGCCCTCCCACTGTGCACCTGCAATAGAATAAAAACGACGATCTTCCAGGCACTGTTTACGCTCATTAGCTACAGCACATTGGGCTTTGTCGAATTGTCGCTTTGCGAGTGAATGGATGTGGGCAAGTTGATTGTCTTTATCAGTCACAACTTGACTCCATTTAATTCCAACGATTGATGGTTGGGATTGGATTGATTTCTATTGGATCTTGTTTAATTTTAATCGGGAATAAGTAGGCAATTGGGTATGTGCCTGAGTCGTTCATATGGTCAAAGCCCGCCTTCTTATCCGGCTGACCATGGTCATCATAGATTTGTCGTTCTAGGCATTTAGCAAATCGTGGACACTTATCTGTATTAACGAACAATCTTCTCGAGCCCAAGGTATTGCACAACATTCCGTTTGTAGAGTTGATGCGGTCCTTTACGGCTGGGTTTGTTGTATTAACAAAAACATTAAACCCTGCATTTTTAAGCAAAGAGATATCTGTGTAACTTGCACCCACAGACTTCCGATTATCACCCGAAGCATCTGGATAAACTCCAATTGAATGCTTTGGATAGCGCTCTTTAATCGCTTCAATCATTGCTGGCGTGTCAAATAGATCAACAAACTCATCCACAGCATGCATGGTGTCGCCACGACGGACATATACAACCGCTGACATCTTAGTAACGTTGAAGTCCATACCAATGTGCAGAGTGTCATTTGGCTGGACGGTTTCCGTGGATGCGTTTAAAACACGGTTGTAGCAGTAATAAATAACGCCCTGATAGCTTTCAAAACTGGCTTCATATTCCTGACTGAATGTTTTCGGGTCCATCTTGCGCTTGGCAACAATGATTTCCGATTCAGGAATATTGCCGCCTTGCAATGATGTATAGGAAAAGCTACGGCAATCTGGCTCATGTCCTGGCTGACCATCCATGAAAGTGTCATAGCAATGGTTAAAGCCTTTCGGTGTACCAATCCTTAGGACATGACCACCAACACGCTGCTCACCATTCACAATGTATTTGCATGTTGACAGCATTGGGCGTAGGACTTCTTCCCATGCAGCCCACTTACAGTCTGCCCATTCATCAATGATCAGGAAAAATAAACCACTACCACGCAAGTCATCGTAGTTATCTAAGCCGACAACACGAATAACATGACCGCTTTTCAGTGTGATTGTGCATTCAGTTTCGTTCGGCTTACCTGCGCGCCAAGATGGTGGAATTGCTTGCTTTAGTCGTTTCCAAAAAACACGTTTAGCTTGTTTAAATGTTGGCGCTGAGTACCAAATCTCATCCTCAACTGAAACATTCCATTTTGCGGCTAATCGTGCAGCTCGACGCATTTCAGCTTTAGCAAGAAATGTTTTGCCGAAACGACGACCACAAACAGCATCGCGAAAACGTGCGTTTTTTTGCCAACCCCATAAATAGATATTGGCTTGCTTAGGTGTGAGTTTTACAGCACCGTCAGGCGGATTAAAGAATTGGCTCACTTGGAATTTCCTCATCAGGATTTAGGCTGATTTTGTAATCTTCCCCTGGAGGTCGAGTTGCAAGAGGTCTTACTTCTTTTTGCAGTTTCTCAAGCTCTAAACGCTTAATATCAATTTCAATCTGTTCTTTCTCAGACAAGCCACTTGGACCAGCACTTTTACCTGACTGCAGTAATCCTTGTGCTTGTTTAAGCACGTTCTGACGCATGACCTTGTTCTTACCCCAATCGTCATACATCTTTTGGAGTTCTTTAAAGTGAAAGGCTTTGTTAGCAATCGGAATGTCTTCGATGTTTTCTTTAAAATCCTTTCGAGTTCGCTCAAAAAGGTCTTTTAATTTTTTACTTAGATTTCGACCAGCATACTTTGTTGGGTCGTAGCTGTGACATTGCTTACGATCAATCTTGATCTTATATATTTCTTCTACCGCATCGGCTACTTGTTGAGGGGTTTCAAAGCAAGCAAGCGACTGGACTATAAAGATTTTTACAGGCTCTTTAAGTGCCGCCATACCCACCTCTTTGTCGTTCTACGTCGTACAAAGCAGGCAAAAAATTAAGCCAACTTCAATAAACACGTACCGCATGCATGAGCAATATTAGCCCGAGATATAGTTGGACCATCATTTGCAAGCTCTACCATTTTTTGGACATCTGGTGATGCACCGTAACGCTGGACTACACCATGGAATTCTTCAACATCGTGACCACGTAAATAAAGCTTTGGCAGACCAGTGGAAGCACTCCACATTAATTCACCTTCTTCATTTCGCTCTTGCCCAATGTGATAAAGCTCATGCTCTACCAATGCGCAGAAATCTACATCACTCATCACCTGGCACACACGAGCATCCAATGTGATGATGTATTTAGGCACGTCGCCGAACCATTCAATCAGTTGAACTTCCTGCCGGTTCTTTTTCCATCCACCCACATTAATCATGAGTTTTTCAGTCTGGCCCAATACACGACGACCTTTAGCCTTGCATGTTGAGTAAGCCCATAAGAATGAAATCTCAGGAGGCTGAAAGCTTAATAGGTGCTCATGATCTGGATTGTGGAGTTTCCCCCATGATTCAAGAAAGGTTTCTCGGATCCACGGCCATAAATCATTGTTTGCAGGCTCGAAGTGAAGCAGACCACCGCTTTCAATAAATTCATCATCTTCAACATCTGTGTTTTGATTATCTTGGATTGGTGGATATGGTCTTTTCATAATCTTCAGCCATTAAAAAACCTCCCGAAGGAGGTCTTTGTTAAATATCACTAAACTTTACTTTATACTTTTTTCCATCTTGCGGATGAATGAATTCTGAGTTCTCGTCAACATCAACGCTAATCTCAAAAGTTACAGAGCGAGGTACTCTCTCTAGTTTCCCATCCTCATTCACTGGGGATACCTTGGCATCCCCCTTGATCTCACTACCATCTGCACTTGTCGCGATAAATTTATTGTTAAATGTCATTTTATTTAAACTTCCTTTTTGGTTATATAAAATGCATTAAATCACAACTTCATCCCCCACGCATACATCAAATCATCAGGTGTATGCAGATAGCACCCATGTTTTAAGCAGAACGCATGTATGTCATTCAGGTATTCAGTAAATTGATCAACACTTGCATCTGTTGTGCTTATAAGTTCATTTAAACCATCTGCGACCGCTTGATATTGCGGATGCTTCTGGTCTCTTAAAACTTTAACTGCTGCAAATGTCTGTTTGTACTGACCAACATCATCACGCGCATAAATACGTGCAAGCAAATGCTTCTTAAAATACAAATGCTCACTGTCTTTGTCTGTGCCTTGACGTTTAGACCATTGCGACAACCAAAGCCAATACAAGCGATTCTGTGCTTTGCTGCGGTCTTCTTGTTTTTGATCTATATGCACAACCAATGGTTTATCTGTTTTTTGATAGTTGGTGTGCAGATAATTAATAACACGTGTGATATCTGAGTGATCTTTTATAAGAAATGATGCAGGTTCGATTTTAGAAGTATTCTTCATCATTAGAACTCAACATTCTTTCTGTAGTCCCTAAATGCTTTAAAAACCACTCTTTCGACTCATCACGATTCTTATTCACATAGAGATCAAAATTCATGTGACAGTTTCGGCAAAGCGGTATTGTGTAATTATCATCCGCTTTAATGCCTTTCCCTTTCCCATGCTCAGCAAAATTTGAATGCGCTGCATCGACTGGATGTCTACCGCAATTTACACAAGGTAGTTTGCGGATCTCAACGAGTCTTTGCGGGTTGCGACAATTGCCACTCAATGCTTTTGATTTGTTCATTTAATTCACTCATTCGATCACGACATTCGCGCTTAAATGCATAACGTGAATTGAGATGATTTAATTGTTGTAAGTGATATAAGTCAGATTCAAGTTTTTCTAAATTCTTTCGCGCTTCTACACGATCGACCATAGCAAGACCCCAAACATAATTAATATGAGTAAACACCAAATCCAATACGGTTTAGATGCACCATAGTCACTATCTACAAACTGATAGAAATCATCTTGCGAATAATCCCAAACACTTTGCTCATACGGCGTTTCATTTATTTTTGATTGCTTCTTGGTGTGTTCACGTGCAATACGGCGCTTAATTTTTCTTTTGTTTGCGATTCATCTTCAATCACCACGCATTTATAAGTTTTAGATCCAACAAAGAAACCACCAAGGCGTTCGCATTCATTTGCCACGCAAATATGCGTATAGCAACAACAAACAACCCAAGCGATGATGAAGCCAAGTAAGAATTGCCACATGCTTAATCCTTAAAAAAAGAAAGACCGCACACATTCTCCCAAATGTATGCGGTCTGCTGTCATGCCTCACAGCGAAGCGCTGCCCCATGCAACGCGGGTCCTTTAAACTTTGATGTGCTTACCACACACGCACACTTTGATCGGATCGCCGTTGTGATCTGAATGCATTTGTTGTGTGATTTGAAAATGTGGACAGAGCAGAATTTTGATGAATTGAAGCATTGAATACTCCAGTAATCCCAAAGGTGATGCTGAATCGGGAAAAACAGCATCCGTTTGGAATTTGGCAAGTCAATCAGGATTCGAACCTGAACAAACGATTTTGGAGACCGTTATGCTACCGTTACATCATTGACCTAAGGTGCCAGCATTAATCTATAAACCACTACGAATAAAGATAGCTGGCGTAACAGGTGAGCATGCGACTAAGTGTATAGTGTTGAAATGCATGCACACCTAATCGAATTAAGCCCAAGTAATTGCGTCTTTCATGGCAATCTCCTATTTTGGATTATTGATTTTCAGACAACAAAAAAGCCCACCGAGGTGGGCTAAGTTAAATTTTTCGACGACTTAACTTTGGTAGAATGAACAATTCAGCGATTTAAACTGAAAAACGGTGTCAGGTCCTGTAATCCGTTTTATTCACTCTCCAAAATTGCCTTCTTTCAGGCTGTCACACAACACTGATGCACTCTGAGTTTTGTGTACCCGCTCATACCGCACTGCATCTAGGGGCTAAGGGTCGCCATCTCATTGATCCCTTTTGCATCACGTAATGTCTCTTTCGAGCTTTGGCTTTCGTGAATATTCTTAAATTTTCGTGCTTAACGTTTCATCACCCAACGGCTTCATCAAGCAGAAGCTAGGCTCATTGATTGGCAAGTTGCGAACCCTTGCTTATGCATCTTCATCGGATTTCACGAGTCTACAATGCATTTATGTTTTTACCGCATCGCCTGCGGATTCAATCAATTTGCGATCACGAGTGCCTTTAATGCAACTGTGACCACTATACCATAAATATGCCATATCACTGACGTCACTGTCAACGGTGTTTGATGAATAAATTTCGAGCATAGATTGCTGCAAGTCCTGCTTTATTATCGAATTTCACATCCATTAACGACTTATGGTGCTCATCTGCAATCTTGGCAAATGAGTTGCAATAAAAGTGTCGAGCAATTACTACATCAAGCCACTCATCCAACACCTCAGACTTGCCCTGCATATCTAAAATCAAACGCTGTACTGCCCGTGCTTCGTTATCACTAATTAAACACGTAATATTTGAGCGCTGTAGCTTTGGCTTATCTTCATCGCTTGCAACATAGTTTGCAATGATTTCAGACTTGGTGAGATTGATTTTAGCGGCTTTTGATTTAATCACCGCTTGATCCATCGCAATCGCAATCGGATTGATACTTTTCCCACATGTACCAGATACGCTATTCATCCATGCGCCAAACTGATAAAGCCATTCTTCTAAAGTGAATTTCGACCAATTTACTGCGCCTGTAATCGTTACTACTGCATTCATCCCTATTCCCCGACTAACTCTATAATTTGTTTAATCGCAAAGCCTGATTTAACTTGCTCAGTGCTAAAACGATAAATTTGATACCCCAACGCCGTAGCAGCGTTATATTTTTCCATGTCGCCCAAGTAGCCTTTTGCTCTTGTATGACGACCACCTGACCAAATCCCGCCTTCCACCTCAATCAAAATCTTTTTTTCTACCAGATGGAAATCAGATCGCCATTTCCGTGATGCATAAAATTGAAATTCTCTCTCAAATGCGATTTTTGACGCTTTAAGCTGAAGGCTGAGTGTTGCTTCACCTTCGCTCTCAACTTTCACGCCACGACTCGGACGTTTTGATTTGCGCCTAGATTTAGCTTTAGGCGCATATAGTTTTTTATATTCAGCGGTTGAGATGCTGGTCATTGATGCCTCGGTTGTTATGCAAGCAAGTCATTTGATCTGCGTACTCTTGTGCAGCTTTTTTACTTTCAATCTCAGCATCTCGTTCCCACTTCACGCGCAACCATGTTGCTAGCGGTAAAATACAAATCAAAGCAAGACTTAATATCCAAATCATGAATGCAAAAATCACAAAACCAATTTTCTTGAATGCACTTAAAATTTCATCCAAAGCATCCCAAAGATCATAAAAACAGTCTTTTGCAACACTTTTAGTCCCATTTTTAAAACCGACCAATGTTTTAATATGCTTATTCATGACTTCACCTCAACAATTCGATCTATTTCAGAAACCAACCCATCTGGACATGTTGATTCAATGTATGCTCGAACATCATTGAGCTGTTTTTTCTTCTCGATGTAGCAGCGTTCCATGTTGTTGAGTTGGGCTTTTAATGAATCGATTTCTTTTTGTTGATGATTCCACACCGCTAAAGCAGGGTTTAGAACCATTAGAAGCTCTGAGCACTGATAACCTTTAATAACCTCATAAACTTTTTCAATACTCATATCGCAATCACCCAATTCAAAAAGCCTACCCCTAACAACACCCCAACCATCAAAAATATCGCTTCTTTCATCGTTCAAACTCCACGTAATTGCGCTCATCTTCAGCTTCCATGTGCATCAAATTAAATTGTTCTTGGAAGTAATTCTTTTTCTTGTTCGTCTTTGCAGTGATTAATCGCATCACGGAGCGATGTAAAATCATGTTTTGTCATGCTGCTACTCCTTGCTCTCTTAGCGCTTTTGCTTGCTTGAAGTACAGATAGTCATCCACGCTGTTAAATGCAGTTTCTATGCGAAACAGCGCGTCACTACGCACACGCTCAAACCCTTGCGGAACTTCTTGTTCCAATATTTTATTTAATTCATTGTTAATGCCTTGCCAGCGCGTTTTAATCCCTGCACCACGATCCACCTTTAGTTCAGATCCAAAGCGAAATTTCTCAAAGCTCATTTTTGGCATTTGAAATTGAGTTGGCACTGTCAAAACTCCTTCCGTTTCTGCATTGTAGTAATGGGAATCCACACCTAAAAACCATTCTTGTTCAAGCGGAATAAGTAAGTTTTTCAGAGCAATAATTAAGTCACCGTGATACACGTCATACACCACGTGCTTAGGCGTAAGCTCTTTATCAGCAAAGTTATTCTCAGCACGCCATCCATCAATGTGTTCATTCACTTCATCAATATTGAAGGTCATTTCTAAAGTATGTTTTTGATACGCTTTAGATTTTGTGATCTGCGCCAGTTTGTTCGGATTGTATTTTTTATTGCGCTTTTTCATGCTGCCACCAATTTTTCTGCAGTTGATCTAATATTGTTGCGTCGCCCCGGTTTTCTTTTTCGATACTTAATTTCATAACAAGCCTTACAAACTGAGTCATACGACTTGTTCTGTTCACCGTTTTTTTTGGGTGGCAGTGTTTTCGTAAAAAAGAATTCAGGATCCATTGGCCAAAAATCCTTACATACGCTGCATTGCTTCTCTTTGCCGAGCTCGGTTTCGATAACTGCATTACGAGCTACACCATGGTTGAATTTCACTTCATCTGTTCTCACAGCTTCATCAAGCGGCATGTACGGTAGATAGCCATTCACCAGATCAAGCACGAACAATGTGTTTGTTTTTTTACATGCAAAGCCTTCAAGTTTGAATTTTGGCACTGTGCAATTTGGTTTTGTATTCACGCTCCACCTCGCTTAAATCCAACATCCTCTAAATAGCTCAAGTTCTTTTCAGCAAAACCTGGTGTACGCAGAAGCATTTTCAAACGTGAAACAAACTTGTTGTGTGATTCACCTGTTTGAGCATGCATAGAGCAAAATTCCGCATGATCTGAAAGTTTGCTTGCGAATACCGAAGCTTGTTTTTCAGAAAGGCTCAACCCATTTTTGCTATGTGTTAAACATGGTTTTGAATCAGATTTATCAATAACAACCTTTGTTTTTGTATTAGTTGTTTTTGGTTTGTTATTGTGGGTCGATTTTTTAGATAGCACGCTATCTATATTTTCGACCCTGCTATCTAAATTTTCGCTAGCGATATTTTCGCTATCTAAATTTTCGACTGCAAAAATGTAATCAGTAATTGTGTATTTCGCGGGCTGATTTGCGAACTGTGCACGCTCGATTACGCCCATTTGAACCAATTTTTCACAACCTTTAAGCACAGAATCTTTGTTGTATTTCGTGCCTTTTACGAGTTGAGAAACACTGATTGCATCCGAATCTTTGTTCCATCCGCGTGTTTTACGCACAATGAATAGGTAGCATGCAAGCGCGGGTCCTTTCATTTCTGCCATATAACCCTTATCAATCAGGTCGTTTGGCAGCATGAATGCGTTTGAGATAAAGCTTTTAGCACTCACCCTTCACCTCCAAATACTTCGTCAAACGCTTCATTTAGCGCGTTAAGCAGATCCACGCCTTCAACGTCCTGAATCAAGCAGACGTTGCAGCATTCTCCGTCGTAGTGCGGGCATTGGTTTTCACATGGATGGGTCATGTTGTGCCTCCGCTCGCCAAAATTAACGCCTTGGCATGAAGTAAAGCGGCATCTTTGGATAAGTGAATAAGTCCACGGTCAGCCCATGCATACTCTGGTGGGTCGCCTTTCCATTTATGCGGGATAACGAAATCAGGATAATTGGCGAGATCAACAAGCCAATAGTCTTGATCGTGCTCAAGAAGCTCTAAATTTGGATCATCATTTTTTTCAGGTGCTTCAATATCAACACCATTAATTGTGATGGTGTGGGGTTTTAGGCGGAACTTTCTATCGGTTTTCAAGAAAACATCAATTTGCCAAGTACCTTCAATATCCCACCAAATTGAACCATTCCAGTTTTCTATGGTTTTGCCTTCAGCTAAAGCGATTAACGCTTCTTTACCTGTTAAAATTTTGCTCATGCTGCCACCCCTTCGCTCACTAATTTCTCAATTACCCATGCTTCGCCTTTTGTGGTGAACATGGGTTGCGAATGACCTGTTGTGGTTTGTTTTAATTCACCAAAACCCTGATCTTCGAACCATGTGTTGAATACACGACTGCGCTTGTGAGCCTTGTTGTACACACGGAAATTATCAAGGATGCGATTTAAAGCGACTGCTGACAGACCCACTTTTGCACCAACTTGAGTAGCTGTAAGTAAGTGACCTTTAGCAACCACAGCGTCATAGTGAGCAACTTTTGGAGCTGCGAGTTCGAGTTGACGTGCTTGATCTGCAGCGAGCTGAAGTGCTTCGGCAAAGGATTGAGGGATTTGAGGTACTACACTTTTGGTGTAGTTCTCTAATTCCATCCAACGATCCACTAAGCGAGCCGTAAACTCGGGGCAAAGTTGAGCAACCACAATGATTGAATCTCGCTTACCTTTTTCGCCTGAGAAAATGTAAATACCAACTTGAATAGAAAAACCTAAGTTATTGATTTTCTCGACATTCCCCATTGGGGGTTGTGCTATTACGCCACGCTCAACCAATCTTTCAATTGACTGCTTAACTTTGTCGTGACGCGATTGAACGAGCTCTGAAATTTCCAAGCTGCTCATTGATTTTGAATCAGCATTGAATTGGCTTAAGCTATTCATTTGTCACCACCATCATGCTTGGTTTGAATATCTGATCCGCAAAACGGGCAGTAATCGAGTTGAACGCGCCCACGTGTATTGTTGCCAACCGCAACCAATAAACGTTGTGTATTAAAAGACCCATTGTGCATTGCGACTTGTTCAAAGTAAGCAATGCCACGCGTGGTGACTTCGTGAAGCGTTGGGCACATTTCGACCCAGTTGCCTGTATTGATGCATTTCTTTATGCTAATATTTGACATGTTCTAATACCTCGATAGTTAAGAACGTTCAAGCTCAGTGGTTGCACCCACTGGGCTTGTTTTGCTTGTGTACGATGTATTCAATGTATTCGTTGAATCGCCAAATGCTTTTGATAAATACTCATGTTGTCGCTTCAACTCCATGAGCTTTTCAATGACCACATCACGCAGCCACTCAGAACGTTTTTTGTCGTTCATCCCTGCCAAAGCATCTACAGCGTGTAAAGCGTCATGTGTTAATCGAACGCTTGTCACTTCTGTTTTTTTGCCCGGCTGCTCAATGAAACCTAAACTCAATGCTTCTTGCATTTCATCCACTCCCACTTCTTTAAACCCCTTTAAAAAATTGATTTACGCAATTAATGCTCTATCGGCTTTTATTGCACCTTTGTACTTCACTTCAAAAAAGCATTGGGTTTTGATCGGTATACCGTTGGTCTCCCATTTCCAAAGCGTCGCATTTGACACACCTAGTTTTTGCTCAAGCTCAACCAAGCTTTTGCACTTAAGATGATTCTTTAAATCATCGACCTTCATATTGCTAACCTTTGTTAGTGTTTTTGATTAACTAAAGTTAGCACACGCTAACCACTAATACAATGGTAGGCATTAACATTAGTTAGTATTTTTTATAGGATGGTCTGACGATGTTTCTTCATGATCGAATACAGCAAAAGCTAGATGAGAGGCATTTAAAGCAAGCCGATCTAGCTAGGGCTACAGGGAAATCAACAGCAGCGGTTACAAAATGGATGAAAGGCGACACCAAGCCGAAAGCGGAAGTCTTAAAGGTTATTGCTGAGTTTTTAGGTACAAGTGATGATTGGTTATTAACCGGGATCGAGAACATCCCAAAGGCTATGGGTTTTAGTAATGTTGATTCGTGGAGCGATGAAAGCCCGCTTGATCATGATGAAGTGGAAATAAAATATTTTGAGGGTTTTAGGGTAGCGTGTGGAAGTGGTTCAGTGGCAGAAGTTCTTAATAATGAGTACCGTACTGTTCGTGTGAGTAAGCTGGAGTTACGCCAAAAGGGTATTCTGCAAGACAACTGCGTAAAAGTTGAAAGCAGTGGCGATTCAATGTCACCAACCATCAAGGATGGTGATTCTGTTTATATTGATTTAGGCAGAAGAAGCATTAAGGATGGAAAGATTTTTGCTATTTGTCATGGTGGTTTATTTAAATTTAAAAGGCTTTATAGTTTGCCGTTTGGGGGGATAAGAGTTGTTAGTGATAATAAGGATGAATTTCCTGAATATCAGCTCACGGCTGAAGATATAAAGAATCAAGAATTTTTTGTTCTGGGCTGGGCGTGGAAATGGGAAACATCGGAAACCTGGTAGCTCCTCATTTCAGATAAAAAATACTCACTTATGTGGGTATTTTTTTTGTCTACTTTTTATGAATAAAATAAATTTACTAACTTTTGTTAATTATTTTGTTGACTCTTTTACTAACTAAAGTTAATCTTTGTTCTGTAGACATCTACATAAGAAATAAAAAAGCCCTTTCCGACTCGACATCAAAAGGGCTTCTCACACAACGAGGTCATTATGGAACAAACAGCTTCTCATAGCAACACGCCAACTTTCGTAAAGAACGAAAGTAATACAACGTCTGTGCTGTATCAACACCCAAAACCATCCGAAATGGGCAAGCGTCGCTTTGCTCAATTCCTTCTAAATCTCCGTGATTTCTTGCTTTTTGCGCTTTTGATTCTAGGTGCTTGGTCAGTCATTACGTTTGTCATTCAAGACTTATGGGGGCTTCGCTAATGATTACTGATTTACATGATCAATTCGCTATGGCTGCGATGCAAGGAATGGTTAGCAGCATGATCAATCAAGCTCAAGTTGATCGCCTGCGTGAGTTCGCCAATAAAGAAAATATGCCACTGAGTAAATTTATTGCCATAGAAGCATACAAGCAAGCCGATGCAATGGTGGCAGAGCGTGAACGTGGCGGAAGTGAAAGCTTGCATAGCATCAAGCAAGAACTGATTCAGCGCTTAATTGATGAAGGGATCTTTACTGACAAAGGATTCTATCAAGACCTAACAGTTAAGCGCCTGCTTTCAATTTTAATCGACAAAGAACTCCCATTCTAAATAAGGAAAATAAAAAATGAATACAGCAGTGAATTTACAAGAAGTTGAATCAGCTCGCCAAGCATGGCTTGAAGCACGTCGTCTTGGTATTGGCGGCTCAGATGTTGCGGCAATCTTAGGTCTAAGCAAGTACAAATCTCCATACCAATTGTGGTTGGATAAAACAGGGCGCTCAGTGCTTGAAGATAGCACCAGTGAGCCTGCTTATTGGGGCAACATGCTTGAAGACATTGTTGCGAAGGAATATGCAAAACGCCACGGTGTAAAAGTTCAGCGCGTTAATCAAACCATCGCACACCCTGAGCATGATTGGATGCGCGCCAACATTGACCGCGCCATTATCAATCCTGATATCTCAGGCAATGTACGCATAAAAGACGGCAAATTGACCACGGATCGTATTCTTGAATGCAAGACAGCAAATCAATACTTAGCCAAGCTTTGGGGTGATGAGCAATCCGAAGCTGTGCCTGATTACTACTTGACACAAGTTCAATGGTACATGGGTATTACTGGTGCATCGATGTGCGGTTTGGGTGTGTTGATTGGTGGTCAGATATTCCGCAGCTATCAGATCGCATTCGATCCTGAGTTGTTCGACATGCTCAAAGATGAATGCTCAAAGTTTTGGTATTCCAATGTCGAAGATGATGTGCCACCCCCTCCGACGACTTTTGATGATGTGTTGCATCGTTGGTCGAAACACACGCCTGATCAGGCTGTTGTGGCAGATCAACCACTGATTGATCTTGTTGCTGAATACAAGGATTTAAATAAAACGATCAAAGCAGCAGATGACGAATTGAGCGCATTGAAGCTACAAATTTGCTCACGCATTGAAGATGCGGAAATGATCATTGCGGATGATAAGCGTCTTGCGACATTTAAATACCAAGAGCGCAACACCTTAGACAGTAAAGCACTAAAAGCTGCTCATCCTGATCTATACGAACAGTTTGTGAAAACTTCAAGCACTCGCGTTTTGCGCATTAACTAATATATATATATAGAGAAATCATCATGAATGCATTTACACCAAGCACCAATACAAATACAGCTGTTAATTTTTTAACTCCAACAAACTTGCAAGAAGCAATGCAAATTGCTGAAATCTTGTCTAGCTCTGACATTGTGCCGAAGGATTATCAGCGCAAACCCGGCAACATTCTTGTTGCGATGCAATGGGGCGCTGAGATTGGACTACAACCACTTCAAGCCATGCAAAACATTGCTGTGATTAATGGTCGTCCGTCAATTTGGGGTGATGCTATGCTTGCCCTTGTCCGTGGATCTGGTCAGCTTGACTTCATCAAAGAGGAAATTTCAGAAGATGGATTGAAAGCAACTTGTACCGTAAAGCGTAAAAATGAAGATCCTGTTGCATCTGTATTCACAATGGAAGATGCAAAGCGCGCAGGTCTGTCGGGCAAGCAAGGTCCATGGACGCAATATCCAAAACGCATGATGAAACTCCGCGCTCGTTCTTATGCTTTGCGTGATGTATTCCCTGATGTCTTAAAAGGTATGGCAATCGCGGAAGAAGAACAGGACAAAGAAATCGATGTCACCCCTGCTGCCACTTCACCAGAAGTTAAAGTCAATAGTGGTGCGAATGCTCTAAAAAGTCGACTCAAAAAGAAAACAGATGCTGTTGAGTCTCGGGCGGTAGAGGTTGAATTTGATATTCAAGCTTGCTTTGAAGCCATTGAAAACGCTCAAACACTTGAAGATTTAAAAGCGGTTGCAAGCACAATACCGCCAACCTTGGGCGAACCTGCTAAAACCAATATCAATGCGTCATATAAAGCACGTAAAGCGGAGCTAACAGCTGCACAGCAATTCCCTACCGAGTCTGTCCAAGCTGTGATTGAAACAATCAACAACACATCTGATCTTGATGCATTGAATGCTGTCATGGCTGCACAGTTTGAACCATTCACGGCTCACATGAATGATGAGCAAATTACGGCAATCAATTCAGCGTATGAAGCTCAAGAAGCAGCATTAACGCCTTAACTCAATCGCGCCCTTTGGGGCGCATCTTAAGAGGATAGAAATATGAGCTATCGCGGATATGTTTGGACTTTTGCAATCTCAATTTGTTTTGCGTTTTGGATTGTGGTTTATTTTGGAATTAAGGGGTTGGTGTGATGGATATTTATTACGTTGTGCTCGATCACTGCGAAGGTAGTCGCTACAAGCTTCCTAGCAGCACAAGTTGGACTTTAAATGAAATGCGTCAACTCGACATCATGGATTGTTTCGCGACTGATTGCGCTCAAGATTATTGGGATGATCATGATGGGTGGGAGAGTGATTGGCCTTTGGAGTTTCATCTTTATGAGTCTGAAGATGCTGCCGAGCCATTCTTTAAGGCGACTATATCTATGGAAATGTCGCCTGATTTCTCAGCAAGCGAGGTGGTGTGATGGATATTCAAAAAGAATTAAATGCCTTTAAAGAAGTTGCTCAATCTAAAGGTTGGAATACTGATGGTGAGACAACCCCAACAAACTTTCGCTTTTATTGCTTAACAACGCATAGCGGTTGGGAAATGTGGCAAGCAGCCAAAGCGAATGCGGTGCCTAAAGGGTTTGTTTTGGTTGAAAAGCGAAACATGATTGGCAATCCAAATGTGGATTGGTTGCAAGCCCCTAGATGGGCTAAATATTGGCTGAAAGATGGTCACTCAAATAAGTACTGGTGGTCAAGCATCCGTCCTGTTAAGGATATGGATATCTGTGCCTTCTGTTGGAAAGGTGATTATTTTGCGGAAGAAGCACCATCTTTCGACTTTACAGGCTCTTGGGATAAATCCCTTACCAGTAAAAAAGCAATGATCGAAGCACGGGAGCCAAGCCATGACTGAACAAACAATCGAAGTCGAAGAATTGGAAATTGATAAGCAAGTCAATCTCATGGATCAATTCATCGCAGATGGTGGATTTGCTAAAGCATTTAATGATGTGCCTGGGTTGCCTGAAAGTGTTGTCGAGAGTTTAAAGGAGGTGTCTTGATGGGTGCTTTTCGCTACACCATTACAGTTGAATCAGATAAACCGCCTCAAGTAATGTTGGGGCAAGAAATCTGCGGTGGTGCAGTTGTAAAGGAATTAAAAGAGGTTGATGTGCAGTTGGTGACTGCTGCACATCTTGCTCAAAAATACAATTTGTCTGTACCTACAATACGTGAAAAGTTGATTTCAATTAACCAAGGATCGCAAGGCAAAGGTTTATATAATCCACGCCTTGCTCACGAAATACTCACTACCAAAATCAGAAAAGGAAGACCGAGAGCGAATTAGCTCTCGTTTTTATTTATCATCTTTAACAAGCACTTTTGCGCTTGTTTGTGAGAAATCTTTTCCTGAAAAAATTATGTAAGCAGCAGATAACATAATAGTTATTGATAAAACAGTTATGGCTGTAATAAGGGCAGAGTTACTATTAACATCCTTTTTAAGATTAATTATAAATGAGAAAAGCATCCATAAAATTAATATGATTAAAAGTGATATAAACGATAAAACTAAAAATAAAGTTGCGAGATTTAAATCAGTTTGCAATAGCTTCGTTGTCGCACTAATTATTTGCATACCGCCGAAGACGGTAATAATAATGGTGGCAAATACACCGAGAATAGTTACAAAGTTGGTAACCATTGCATTAGACATTTCTTTAGCTTTCTTAGCTTGTTTTTTTGCAAAATCAGCATCTTTTCTTGCTACACCTGCTACTCTATTTGCTTCTTTTGCCGTATCAAGCATGAATCGCTTCTGAATTAATGCTAATTCAATATGTGAAGCAAATTTTTCATAGCATGCAGTCGCATGTTCCAATTCTGTTGTTAATTCATATGAATTAAAAGTATTTTTGATTTCTTCGGTTACTGTAGTTATAAATCCATTAAATGAATCTGTCTTAATATCGTTAGATTTATCATCAAAAACTAGAACAGAAATATCCTTATAAGGTAGATTGTAGAAGGTTTCTTTAGCAGCTGTTTTCACATAATCATCGATGAGAATGCTAAATAATAAAGCTGTTTCCTCTACAATCTCCTTTTGATTAAAATTCTCAGGATTCAAATGCCTTTTAATAAAGGTTTCTTGAGCATGGTTAGTCATTATTTATCATTAATCGATTTAGCAGATAATAATTCAGAGTCAGAATAAGTTAATTCAACACCCTTCATGATATCGCATTCGAATTTTTTCCATGCTATTTCATCATGAGTTCGCTCAACAAGATCAAAAGCTTTCCAAGGCATATAAGTTTTTATAACATTTTCCGCAATCATCACGAATTCACTATCACTATTCAAAGTATTTATATCAAATTCTTTGCGAAAAATACTACCAGTTTCAGATATTTCTAATTTTGCTTTTGGTCTAGCTATATGATGAAGACCTGAAGACTTAAATTCATGATAGACATCTTTAACTACTGGCCCATATTGCCACTTTTGAAAATCTTCACTAAATAAGCGCTTTCCATATTTTTTAAAATACTCTGTCGATACATAATACAGAATTTTTTGAAGCTTCAATGGGGTCAGAGAGTGATTTGATAATTTTTTTTGCTCATTATTTGCATAACAAATAATATAGTTAGCAATATCTAATGCTTTATAGTTATTCATAATCCACCTCACTTAAAACACTTAAATCAACAGAACTTAGCAACGTAAAACTAAGGCTTAACATTGTCGAAAAACAGTGACGGTGTACATTTCACACTTCCTTAATTTAGATACAACAAAAGACAAGATCTACTCTTTGCCCTGATTCAAAAATATAGCATTTGCTATAAATTAACAATAGCGTGGAACATTAAAGTTCCACATTCTCACTATTCTCACTGTCATTAAACATTTCAACCAAGTCTTGAGCATCTGGATTGTAATAAGTATTCACAAGCATAGAAATGGTTTTATGCCCTGTGATCTTAGCCAAGACTTCAACCGGTAATTTTCTGACCTTCACCATACGTGTAATGGCTTCATGCCGCGAATCATGGAAATTGATGTGCGGCAGCCCTGCTCGTTTCTTAGCACGCACCCATGTTGCACAGCATCTATCTTTATCAAGCGACACAAGTTGCTTATTGGTTTTTGGTAATAGTGATAAAAGTCGCTTGGCTTCTTTAGATAGTGGCACGTTCCGAGATTCACCATTTTTTGTCATCGGTAAATGTACAAAACCATCTTTAATATCCTGCTTTTTCATTGCAAGAATTTCGCCTTGTCGCATTGCGGTTTCTAAAGCAAATAAAAATGCCCAAGCCACATAATGTCGTGAGGTTTCAGGTGTTGTCGTACCATCCCAACTTAGTGCTTCAAGCATTTTTGCTTGATCTTCATCAGTAATACGCTGACTTCGTGATTTTTCCTTACCCGGCATGGTGACTGAGTGCCACACGTTTGATTCAATTAGAAATAGCTCTTTCATTGCATAAGTGAATACTGCTGAATAAATTGCATGCTCATTTCTAAGTGTTGCTACTTTTACTTCTTTTTTCCGATTATTTCGCCATTCAGCAATGTCAGTAGGCTTAAAGTCATAAATCGATTTGTCTGCTAAATTTGGTGCAATACGGTCAATATTTTTAATTTTAAAATTGATGGTCCGTGCAGATTTCATATGGCGACCATGCTCTTGATAATATTTAGCGCACAATTCCCTAAATGGGTATGCGGGCTTTTCACCTTGTGCAATGGCTTTTTTATTGGTTCGAAGTTCGGATAATTTATCTATTGCCCAAAGCTCGCACTCTTTTGCAGAGTCCCTTGTGATTGAATAGCGCTTTTTTTCAAAGGTCACAATGATGCGCCAGCTTTCACCGCGCTGAATCGGTTTTGGTAGTTTCAT